ACAAACAACACACAAATAATTCCACACACAAACAACACACAAATAATTCCACACAAAAACAACACAAATACAAAGCGCACGTTCAACCGGCACACGCTCAACCGGCACACGATCAACCGCCAACTGGTCAACCACCGCGCAACCCACCGCGCGCCGCACGCGCAAAATTCGCACCTGCAAAATTAGGCAAAATTCGCGCTTGCAAATCTTGCGCAAAACTTGCTATAATAAACACTCCGAAAGGGAACGGGAAGAAAGGGAATGAAATGAACGAGAAGGTAATCACCGAGGAGCAGCGGGCAGAAGCTGTGAACATGATCGCCGCGTGGCGGAATCTGCAAAAGTATCATGAATCGGTTGGCGATACATACGCCGCTGAGCGCTTCAGCGGTTACTGCACCGGTGGTGTCATTATGCTTGGCGACCTGCTTGGTGAAAGCTATGCCACTGTTGAGCGGGCCGTATCTGCTCGTTATGTTAAGATTTACGGTGCCAGGAGAGCGTGAGACATGATTAAACCTATTGCCGCTGCCCTCGCCGTTGCGCTTGTGATGGGGGCGGTGCTCGTATGCGGCGCGATCGGCGAGCCCGATTATCAACCCTGTGCGGTGTGCGGTGCCCAGGTAGCTATAAGCCCAGAACCAGCGCTAAATCATTGGATTTCGGGAGATAGCGTAGTTTGCAGCAGATGCTGGGAAATGCTGAATAGGCGATAAAGAAGGGGCGAACATCTCGCCCCTTTTCACTATCTATACCCGATAAGCCCAGTCATCTTGAGCCACTGCTCGCGAGTGCTAGGCGAATCGAAGAAGCAAACCCCGATGCTATAGAGCCGTTGCAAGGTTTTGATGAACGGGTCCGCTCGCTTGATCATATACATGTTCGGCCGCATGTCCTCCGCCGAAAGCGCAAACAGATGATACTTCGGAGAGTCGGCATCTTTAGGAAGCTTGCGCGTTATATAGTAATACCCGTTACGCTCGTCTACCCAGCAGCCGAAGCGCTTGCCCTGCCACTCGAACCCGTAGAGGTAGCGGGCACGAGAAGGCTTCGCGGCTATGAACTCCTCGCCCGCGTTCGCGAACTTCGCGTCTATCATAACGCCTGCGTACTGCGTCCCATCTACCAGGCGGCCCACTACCGTTTGGCGCTCCTCGTCGGCGAACTGTTGGTTTTTCGCGTACTCCACAAGCACGGTCTTATTGCGATACCAGGAAAACCCGTCTTTCGGCTCGCCCTTGAGCTCGCGACCAAGGAACAGGAAAAGCGGGTTCGTGAGGTCGCAAGCGTTGCCCAGCAGGTACATGTGAACGTTCTCGCGATCGCGCGAAATGGTCTTGTACAAGTCGAAAAGCGCGCCCATGTCGTCGCGCAGATAGCCTGGCGGGGTCTTGAGCACACGTATATACTCATCGAAGATTATTTTCTTGACCCTCGGGAAGGCCACACCCTTATAGCTCGCCTGCTTCGAAAGCGGGATGCAATAGCAAATCTCCTCCCACTTCGCGGAGTCGTCGGGCGTTTTCTTGCGCACAAGCCCCGTGTAGCCCTGCATTTTGAACTCATAGCCTGGAAACTCGTCATGCGCTGCTATGTCGTCGAATATCTTCGGAGCGCTGGTCTTCAACTCGGTATCGTAGCGGCGCACGTAAACGAACTGCGATCTATCCCGCATCCAGTCTTTTACAGCCGCTTTCGTGAACCCGTATGTCTTGCCGTACGAGCGCATCGAGATAACGGCGGTAAGAGGCGCGCCGTAGCTGATCGCTTTCGCGGGGTTGTAAAATTGTCTGCTCATGTCCCTCACTATATCACACGTAACGCCGAACTCGCCAATCATGCGCACCGCGGGAGTAGGCGTTCGCGTCCTGCTTGACCGTCGGCCCCTTGCCAGGTCCGCCGTGCCCGATAAGCTGGTTGCCGCCTATATAGGCCTCAACGTGGTCGAACGATGGGTTATATCCGCGCCAATTGAAGAACACTAGGTCCATAACCTGCATTTCATCCTGCGGCAGGTCCCCGCTGCCCTCGGCGATTATCTCCCCGTAGTTCTGCTGGTCGCCCGTCCAGCTGCCTATGTTCTCGCCCGTCACGAGGTGGTACACGTACCACATGAGCGCCGAGCAGTCCGTATAGCCAGACTCCTCGGGCGACATGCGCCCCGCGCCCTGCGAGTACGCGAACGCGCCCACATGACCGAGAAGCCACTGTCTCATCTCATCCAGGGCCGCGTTTCCCGATGATGAGCCGCCGCCCGTGCTGGTGCCGGGGTTCGGCTCGCCTGTCTTCGAGATGCTCGGTAACCACGTGTTCGGCGCTGATTGATAGCAGGCAAGGCCGTTCGCGTAGATCCCTGTGCCCCATAGCGTCATAACGCCGTTGTCCAGCTGCACACGGGTAACAGCTGCCGAAGGCTGCCCCGTGCTTCCCGTGTTCTGCCCGCCGCTGCCCGTGCCCACGTCCTGCACCTGCCCGAAGTCAGGCGGAGCGCTCTCGCCGTCCCAATCTGAAAGCCTTGAATATACGGTGTTGTATCGGTTCGTGTAGCGCCCTAAAATCCCGTTGTTGAGGCACGCCGCGTGCATCGTGTCGAGCGTGGCAGATCCGCCGCACGCCCCTATCACGTTCCCCGCCTCGCGCGGGGACTGATGATACATAGACATCGCGTAGACAAGCGTTTGCGGCCTGTCCTCGGATAGTCCCCACCCCGTAAGCGTCTCGATATAGCCCGTTGCGTCGTCAATCCAGAGCTTTTGCTGGCCTACGTGGTTCTTGTCACGCTGCGCCCACGTCTGCCACGCTGCCGCTTCGGCGTCGTCTACGTAGTAGCCTGTCCACCAGTTCCAGCCGTAATCCTGCTCAACCGCCGAGGCCAGTTTCGGGGCGGCTGCCTTGAACGCTGTACAACCCTCGGGGTCTTCGGCTGCGCAACGCTCTATGCAGATCTCCGCGCGCTGCCCGTAGTTCTGCATCATGCCTATAGTTATAGGGTCGGCGCGGTATACTCCCGTCCAGTCCCAATTGCTCTCAACTTCGCCGATAACGTACATGGCGTACATGATCGTGTTGTCCCTGGTCGGCATGTCTCACCTCCAAATTAAAAGGGCGGGCAACATGCCCGCCCGATTGTTCAGCTCCTACGCGGTGAGGTACGTCAGAACACCAGTCGAGGCTTCGGATGCCGAGCTTCCAGCGTTCATGTTTATATACACGTTGCCGTTCGTATCAACTTGCAGATAACCAGGGTGGTTTGCCCCAGTGGCCGTGCTTAACACACTGCCCGTTACCTTTTTGGCAGGAGCGTATTGCGCGCCAAGCGTCCCGATTTGCGTCTTCGCGTTTCCCGGCACCGGTATTCCATCGCATTGGACCGTTACGACTTTCCCCCACGCGTAAGCGCTGCAGCCTTCTGTCATTGCGCTGCCGATGGCAACAGGTGCCGCGCTCCACTGCGTCCACGAGTTGTTTCCGTTGTTAACTTGCGCGGCGACGTCGCTTGAAAGCTTCTCGGCAGTGACGGCGCCGTTCAGTACCTTGTCGGTAGTTACGGCCCCGTTCACCACCTTGTCGGACGTGACAGCTCCCGTGGCAAGCTTGCCCGCGGTCACCGTGCCGCTGTTGATGGTCATGTCGCCCGTGTTCGCGTTAACCGAGATATCGCCGGATCCGCGCACGCCTCCGAGCAAGGTAGTCCCCGCGATAGGCAGCGTGTACTCCGGCGGGATGCTGCCCGCAACGCCGAACAGCGCGGCATCGACCGAGTTCGCGAGCCCGTTGATAGCGTTCACGCCGTCGATTGTGTCCGTGCCGTTGATAGTTGGGAAGTTGTAACGAGATGTTGCCATTTTAGCTCCTTAGTCGGTATAGCCGGGGGTGTTGACGTCGATGTGGTCGATAGGCGTGAGCTTCGCCCGCTGCTGCCCGTCGCCCCAGTAGATGTTGCCGAACATGTCCGCTTCGAACCAGCTATGGCCCGTGGCCTTGAGCTCGTCCCACGTCTTGCCTGTGTTTTTCAGCTCGTCCCAGGTGCAAGCATATGTGCGAAGCATGTCGTACATCTGCTTGCTGACTTGATAGGCGTAGTCGCGCATACCCGTCACGGGGTTTCGCTGCGCGGTAACGCCGCCTTCGAGCTTCGATAGCTCGTCCTCGAGCGCTGCGATGAGCGAGCCGAGATATTGCCTCAGCGCAGCGTCGGCGTTGGCGTAACCGTTGGTTACGCTCTGCACCGCATCCGCGATCTGCTCGGCGAGGTAGTCGGCGCTCACGCCCTCGTAGTTGACTTTGAGCAGCGCCTGCAGAAGCCAATTGATCTGGTCTTGCTGCCGAACAGCGTATTTCCACGTTGGGGGAAGCGGGTACTGGTACCCTTTGTACGCGAAGTCGAAATCTCCCGCGTTCTCGATAACGGTCATATGCACCTCCTAATCGAAAATCTGCAGATAATAAGGCTCAAGCCCATTATACACGAGGTAAAGCGCGTTGTTGACCGATGTCGCCCAGCTCGTGAGCATCTCGCCCGCCGGCATGCTTCGGCCAGACGTTTTCGAGCTTTCGCTGCTCGCGGTGTCCGTTAAGTTGGTCGCGTAGTTCTCGGCGGCCGACAGCTGCGTCTGCGGCGTTGCGGAAAACAACTGCCGCGCCTCGCTGTCGTGCTCGCCTGCGCTCGCGTACCCTGCCAAAACGTCTATCTCGCCGTCAAGCACGGAGAACATGGGGTTGAGCGCGGGCATCGTCTCATGCATGGTGCGCCTAATCAAGCGGAAATGATCTGACGGGGTTTCCTGCGCGATCTCCCTATACGCGAAATGCTCGTAGATCCTCGTGTTGAGCCACTCCCGTTTACCCTCGTCGAAAATAGGGTAATCGGACATGGCCTCGTCCCAGTCCATGCCGTAGAGCTCCACGCAGTCGCGCAGTGTTGGGCCGTCATCGGTAATCAACATCGCTTGTCCCCTCCTCGCTCGCGTCCCCGGCAGGATCTCCCACCCCGCCCAGGTCGCTCAAATCCTCGTACTCGTGCCGCGCCGCCCAGGTTGCATACGGCCGGATACCGAACACGCGCTCGCACGCGTCGGAGAACAGGTCCCGCGCCCCCTGGTAATTGCGGCGCGCGAGCATAACCTGCTCGTTGTTCTGCAATACCTCAAGCGATACTTTTCTCTCGCGCTTCTGCGCGTTCGGGTCGTTGTCCACGCCCATGACGGACAACGCCTGGTTCAATATGCGCTGCTGGTCGGAAAGCAGGTCGCCAGACACGTAGGGCGCTTCGGTTTGCAGCACCTGCACGGCCGCGCCGACATCGAACCCCGCCGCGTTGTAGGTGATATATTGGTCGTTGCTCTCGAGCTTGCGCACGATTCGCGCGGCCGTCTTCTTCTGGCCCTCGCCGCTTGCGATAATCCACGGCGTGCGCTGCGCCCCCATGTTCACCTGCACGATCCTATCGATCTCGGCAAGGCGGGTCGCGTAGTTCTTGAGCATCGTGAACAGCGGTCGGCGCAAAAGCGAGTCGAAGCAGATTGCCACGTCGGGGGAGCACACACGGGGAACGTCATCGCCGTCAACGGCAACCGCGTATGCCTGTGCGTGGCGCTGCCACGATCCGCCCGCGGGCGAGGTTAGATCGACCTCGTTCGGGTTATAGTACATGTTCATACCGTCGCCGTAGCTCGCTTGCGCGAGCAGATAGCCGCCGTTGTCCATGAACAGCCCGGCCACGCCGAAGCGGTACAGGATGAACTCCACCGCGCGGGGGTCGATGCCCTCGGGCAGGTCGTGCCACTCGAAGCGGGACAGCGCGATTCCCTCGAGGTACTGCATCCAAAAACGGTACTGCCACATCTCGTAGCGCTCGTCCGCTCCATGGAGCTGCCTCATATACGAGGCCCCCGCCGCCATGTCGAGCAGCTCGGGAACCTCGGTATCATCGTAGTATTTCGCTACTTTGTTGCCCATTTTCCGCCCTCCTAGCGCGGCGCGTTCTCGTAAGGCATGATTTCGCCTATGTTGGAGGGGTCGCCCCACACGGTGACGCCCTTCGCGAAGATGCCGCGAATCGCGTCCTTGTCCGCCTCCGCGCACTCGGCGGACTCGATATAGATATCCGTGAACCTCCAATAAGTATAATACCTCATAACGTTCAGCGGGCGCTGCCGCATCTGAACCACCTCGTGAGCCGCATATCCGTATTTGCCCCAGTAGTCCCCGATGACCCGCGCCGTCTGCTCGTTCACCGTCTTGTATCGGACCTCGATGCCCATATATCCGTTTGCGAGGTTGAACCCGTCGCCGCCCGTCTGCCCCGCTATCGACGGCTGCGTCAGCGCCGCATCCTGCACGCTCGCGTTTATCTGCGCGATGGTCTGCTCGTAATCGCCTTGGTTCGCCCAGTTCGCGAGGTTGTAATTTTGCGTCGCCTGCGAGGATGCGAGGTTCTGCGTGTTGGCGAACTGCATGTTGCTCGATACAAGCCCGATCGCCGTGCCTGCACCGCCCATGGCAGCGCCCAGCACGTTTCCGCTTGCAAGCGAGCCGACAGCGGAGAGCGCGCCGCCCGCCGCATCGGCTATGTTTTGGATATCCTTGTTCCTCTTCGCGGTGTCGAGCGATTGCATCGTCTGCGAGTAGCCCAGCTGGTTCGCCGCGTTGCTCTTCGCAAGGCTCCAGCCCGCGCCCGCGTAGCTTGCATTTAGCGAGTTAACCCGCTGCGCGATCGACAGCGCCCCCTCGTCGTTCACGATGCTGAACTTCGGGAATCCCTGGAACCAAACGGCGTTGTCGAGGTTGTAGCCTGGTCGGAGAATCCCCTGCGCCGTGCCGTTCATGTCTGAATACTCGTACGCGATGACCTGATTGGAATCGGAGAACCCGCGCGCGCCGCCGTACCGCGAAGGCCAGACCGCGATGCGCATCCCCGGGCTGGCGGCGCACGACGTGGCGAACATGGAAACCTTGCCGTCTACCGTCGCGCACAGCTCTGGTTTGAGCAGAAGCGGGGAGCCCTGGTAGTTCGTCCACTCGATAACGGAGTAAGGGTAGGCGAAGAACTTGTGCATCCAGCGGTACTCGGGCGGGATGCCGTTCGCGAGCTGTGCCCATATGTTCTCGGTTTCGAACCACTGCGCTGAATCTGGCGTGCTCCCCAGGTAGTTTGCGGGCGTGCCGTTCAGATCCACGCTGTCCCCTTCGGCCAAAAGCCCCGACGGGAAGCACGTTATGTCCACGATGCCCTTAGCCGCCCAAGGTGCTTTTTTGATGGCCCCCATGAACGTGGGGAACCTGTCCCGCCCGATCGTGTAGACGTTGCAACCGCTGATAAGGCCGTCCGTCCGCTGCCCCGTTGCGCACTCCAGGTTGGGGGTTGAGCTTGTGCCCCAGTCCGCCGTGAGGTCCACCGTCGAGGTGATGACGATCCGCCACCCGTCGCCCGCCGGGTTGCTGATGTCCTTCCACTCGTGGTTGATGACGATGTACTCGTTGCCGACGTCGAGCCCCTCGGGGGTTGAGCACCAGCGCCGAAGGTTCGCGGCTTCCACGCTCGCGACCTCCCCGCCGTCGGCGTCGTATTCCTCGCGCATCGGCAAATGGCCGCGCTCGAGAAAACCGCTCCCCAGCTCGCACCCGTAGATATACGTCGTCCACACGTCGAGCTGCAGTTCGAGCGCGGTCGTGTTCGGCGCGACATACGATACCGACGTGACGAAATAGTAGAGCGCTGGCGGGGTCGTCTCCCCAGGTACGGGAAGCTCGGGGTTCACCGCGCGCAGATAGTTGTAACGGTACGCGCGCGAATAGGGGACGTTCACCGTAACGGGCTCGCGAGGCTTGAGGTACGTCATCTTATCAAGGCAAACGCTATCGGTGCTCGCGCAAACCGCGTCGAAGTACTCATCGCGAGCCCGCGCGCTCTCGAAGCAAACCACATCCTTGTAAGCCGCGTCCCACGGCACTTTGCACAAGGTCACGCGCGAATCTGCCGGCCACTCGATCGGGCTGAAAGCCATGTCTCACCTCCATATCAAAAAAGGGCGGGATAACCCGCCCCGATTGAACCTGCTCGCGCTGCTAGGATGCGGCGCCGAGCGTGATGTTGGCGCTCTTGGTCGGGTCGTGAGTTGCGACGGCGGTAACTACGATCGTCTTATAGTCGCTGCTCTCGCTCACGTGCAGCACCCCGAAGCGGTCGACGTACGTTCCCGTATCGGGAAGGATAACGGGAAGCTTGCCGGCCGCCGCCTGCGCCGCCGTGCCCGCCGTCACGATGAAATAGGCGTTGGCGTCGGTGGCGTTGTCGGAGTAGGTGACCGTCGGCGCAAGCTGCACCACCAGGCCGGGCTCAAGCTTGGAAACGCCGCCCGCGGGGTCGGTCGCGACGGTGATGGATTTAACGGTTCTGCCCACGGTAGACGCTCCTTCGGTGTTCGCGTCGGTCGAGAAACGAACGGCGTTTCTCTGCTTGGACGTCGCGTAGATGCCGCGCACGTGCAGATACGTATAGGTGGCGTCGGTCTTGGGGTTGTAGATGGATGCCGACTTGTTCAGGATGTCGTATACGCGGAAGAACTCGCCGTCTGCGAGAATCGCCTGCGTGCCCTTCAGCTCGTCGGGCCACTCGTCGATGACCACCTGTCGGCCAACGAACTCGGCGAACGGAAGATTGAACGCCGCGGAAAGCACGTTCACATCGACCGCGGATGCTACCGTGCTGTCAATCAGCAGCATCATGTTGGAGGCCATGCTATCGCACTTCTCGGCGTTGAACTTTCGAGAATAGAAGCCGTTCAAGCGAAGGTACATGGAGCGGATGCGCTCGACAAGGGTCTTCCCGTCCGCTTCCTTCGAGGTGGACGCTGCAAGGTCGGGAACGTTGATGTTGTAGAAGCCCGAACCGCTCTCGTACTCGGCAAGCGAGTTGAGCATGATCTTGTACTCGTCCCAAGCAGCGGACTGGTTCGGCGCGCTGAACATCATGTTCACGAGCCCCGACAGCTGGCCCTCGTTCTCGGCAGCCTCGGCGATAAGCGCCTCGTTCGTCTGCACACCGTACACATCGGCACGGTTGCGGACGTAGTAGTTTGCCACCACATCGGCGGGCGTCGCGGTCCAGGGGTTCGTGTCGAGCTGGTCGTAGTCCTCGGCCTCGATGAGGTTGTTTCCGACTTCCATAGCGATGGACCCCCAGCTCATGCCCGACTTGAAGGGTGCCAAGGGGTTGTTGAACTGATAGGCGTTGAAAAGCATGAGCCCGATTCGGTTCACGAGGATGTCGATGAACTCGTTCCAAACCACGGGGTAATCGCGGATAGTCCGCGCCGTGCGGGCGAGGTTAGCCTGCGTCGCCACTGGCACGCGGTCTTTGTATTCCAGGCTCGCCGACTGGCGAATCCTGTTCAGAATCTCAACGTTGGTTGCGTTCAGCTGTCCCTGCATGTGCCATCACTCCTTAATCTTCGAAGAGGTCGCCGAAAAGCTCCTCATCGCTTTCGGGCTCCTCGTCGCCCTCGTCGCCCTCGTCGCCGTCGGGCTCCTTGGCGGACGCGGTCGCCGCCTGCGTCATCTCCCAGAGCTTCGCGGCAGTCTCCGTGTACTTTTGCGACAGCTCGGAGTTCTCGGCCTCAAGTTCGGCGATTCGCGCGTTTGCGCCCTCGCTCACCTTCGATAGCTCTCCCAAGCCTTGGCGCAAGCCGTCCATGTCCGGCTCGTCGGCGTCGAGCATTGCCAGCACTGTTGCGAAATCCATGTTTACCTCCCTTGTAAAGGCGTGCGCGGGGTTATGCCTTGCTCGGCTCCCCCGCGCACGGTAAAGGTTGCCGGATCTACCGCGACCACCGCTAAAAGCCTTGCCGCAGGCCGAACACGTACGGGATCGCGCGAGCGAGTGGCTCCCCGTGCTCTACTTGCGGCAGTTCGCGGAATCTCGGCTATACTGTATTATACACGGTTAAACCGACAAGGAAAGAAGGGACAACGTGCGCGCAACCTATACCGGCGGTAAATCAACCCCATATTACGTCGAGATAACGGCGAACCCCGACAAGCGCCGCCGCACAGCGGAAATCGAGACAACCGTATATTGGGACGACGGCGAGCGACCGCGCCACGCGACGTGCACAAGGGAGATCGACCGCCAGCGCGAAGCCGACAGCCTGTTCTCCGAAGTGCTCGCCTTGCTCGCGCGGGCGGGAATCTACCCGACGCCCGCAGAGTCGGACGAGGTTCACGAGCTCCTCGCGCGGGTCTGCACGGTCGTGAAAGCGGCATAAGGAAAGCCCGAGCACCTGCTCGGGCTTTCCATCGTTTGCTAACAACCTGTTGGCAGTTCGCGCTATAGCTACCCCAGCTTCTCGATGAGCTTGTCGAGCTTCGCATCGAGCGCTTGGATGGCGGAGGAGTTGTCGGCCGCCTTTTTGGCAATCCACTTGATATGATCGTGGTCGTTTAGCTCCATTCCGCGCCCCGTGGGGTCGTACGTGCCCGTTACCTGCTCGTAGATGGTTGATAAAAGCTTGTCCTGATGCTCGGTCAACATGTCTTCCTCCTTGTTTGCGTAATCTCCCCCAAGCCCGCGCACTACCGCGCCGCAGAGTGCGTTCCAGCTCGTCGCGTGCCAGGCTTCCGCGTCCGCCTCGTTATCCACGAAGCACACCTCGATGAGGATGGCGGGCATTTCCGTATGGTTCAAGACGTATAGCCCCGCGGTGCTCTTCGCTCCTCGGTTCGGCAAGCACAGAGCCGATGCGAGCTCGCGGCTCACTTCCCGCGCGCAAGTCTCGGCAATCGAATAAGGGTAGTGCCAAACCTCGGTACCGGTCCCGCCGCCAGCATTGAAATGAACGGCTATGAACAGGTCTGCCCCGCTCGCGTTGGCGATTCGGCACTCCTCGCGAAGCTCCGCGGAAACGTCGGGCTCCTCGTTCGAGCAGTCGGTGACGTACCAGCCCTGCGCATCGAAAGCATCTATAAGTTGGGCGACGAGAGCGCGGTCGCACTCGTACTCGTCGAGGTAGCCCGACGCTCCCCTCGCGATGGCGGAATGGCCGCCTGCAATTGCTATATGCACGTCTAAGCCTCCTTCGGCTTCTCGTAAGAAAGCGCCTGCTCGCTGTCCCCCACGCCGGCCGTGGTCGGGTCGGCCACGATGCCCAGGATCGCGAGCAGGGCAAACAGCGCGTTCACGATCGCGGCAAGCTGCGCGCTGAGAACGCCGAAATCCCACTCGTACCCGAACGGCGCGGCGCACACCTGCACCAGCAGCAGCACCGCGGGAATCAGCGCCAGCCAAAACGACTTGTTCTTGATTCTCACCTTCCAATTGATGCTCATGAGCTCCTCCGTCTCTACTCTTCGTCGCCTCGGCCGAATCGCTCCTTCAGCGCGAAGCCGTACAGCTTCCAAAGCTGGTCGCGAAGATGCTCGCGACAGATACCGACTCCGATTTCGCGGTCGTGGTTCTTCGGGTCGACGCAGCCCGACTGGTCGCTGATGGTGAAACCGTTCGGCAGGTTCCACGCCACGATGGCGATGCCTGGGAACGGCTCCCAGACCTCCTCAAGGCATTGCGCCTGGATAGCATCGATGTCCTCATCGGTCAGTTTGCTTTTCATTGCGTTCCTCCTATCCTCATATCTTCCAATCTTTCCACGCGATCGGCCAGCTCGTCGTGCCGCTTCCAAGCGGTCGCCGCGTCGGTCTCAAGCTTGTACGTGCGCTCGATGACGGAGTTATGCTTCTCCACCTTGTCGCTTAGCGCGTCCATTTTGGTTTCGAGCACCGAAAGCCTGTTGCTTATCGCCACGTACACCCCGCCCGCCACGGAAGCAGCGGACAGCAGCGCCGAGAGAGCCGGCACGATAAGGGTTGCAACGTCAAGCTCTATCACGTTGTGCGAACCTCCTGCCTAATGGAGAACGGCGAAGGCAAGAGCACGACGCCGCCGCGAACCTGTTTCGGTTTAAGCCCCCAGTTTCTCACGTTAGTATAGCACGTTTCGCAGTCGCACCCGCAGCCACCGGGCAGATAATAGGGGCATTCGTGCGTTTGGAAACCCGCGCGAAAGTCCTCCCATCTCATTATGTCCTTGAGCGACTGGGACATGCCCGCGCATGTGTACTCCTCTTTACCGTCCACCGTCTCAACGTATGTTTTAGCTCGGACGAAGCGCGCGCGCTCGAACGTTGCCTCATGCTTCCAGGCCCCCAGCTTCTTCGGGTGTATCTCGATGTCTTCGGGAATCTCCTCCCCGATCGCGTGGATGCTGTCCGTGTCCGCATAGCAAAAGCGGTCGCCGAACTCGCAAGCGGTGAGAATCGTCTTTCTGCGCGCATACGCCGTGATGAAGATGCCCATCGGCAAATAAACAGGCTCGCGCTCGCTCTCCTTGCCTTCGAGAAAGAAAAGAACGCCCTCGTCATCCAAGGCGGGAACTTGTCCGCGCTGCAAAATCTTCTGCGCAAGCTTTCCGTATAGCCCGTTCAACATCAGTTTCGACTCGGCGCGCTCGCCTGGCGTTCTCGCGTTCTGCTTCTGCTTCATATAGGTGTCTATATAATCGTCGAACACGCCCTCGCGCTGCGCGAAGCTCCAACCCCCGTCCCAGCTCCAAACCTCGATGTCGTACATTTCGCACCACAGCTCGTAATCGACGCTGCACACGACAAGCGGCGTCGGCTCGGGTACCGAGTCCGTATACTCGCGCTCGCCGAATATCGAAGAGCCTTTGAGCTGAATGCAAGGCAACTTTCCGGGCTTGAGGCGCGCCGTTACGGTTACTCCCGCAATCCACAGCGGGCGCTCGGGCGTGGGGTTCGGCTTGCCGGGGAAATAAGAGGGGTTGCCGACGGGAAGCGGGTTGTAGCGCATCGCCCAAGGGTAAAGGGAGTTCACGTCGAGCCTGATACCGCGCCCCACGTCCTCGCCCTTGTGCTTCGGGTTGACGTATACCCAGCCGCCGCGGTAAGCGCGCCGCATGCCCGCGTCGATAACGCCGTTGATGACAGGCATCGTCGCGCGGTAGCGCTTCTCACCGTAGAGGTCGCGGAATATCTCCAAGCAGTCGCTTGAGGTGGTTAGCTTCGTGCCCGTAAGCAGCCGCACGTTCATAGCTTGCGCCATGATGAGCACATCGCGGCGCAGATAGTCCAGCTCCTCGGGTGCGAGCACGTGGCCGACGGGGCGGTAACGGTTGTAATCGATCTCGCCTTTGGACATTTCCAGGCCGTACGTTTTCGCGACGGCGCGAACCGGCATGGTAATCTTCTTGTAGCTGTCCGCGAACTTCACTTTGGTACCTACGGCGATAGAGTAGAACTTGCCTAAATCGTCGATGAGCGCGGAGAACTGCCCGGCGCGCGGCCTGTCCTCGGTATGCTCGTAGCCGTGGGAAAGCAGCCACGAGGTTATAAAACTGCCGTCGAACTTGAGGTTATGGAACCAGTACCGCCCAGGGTGTGCGAACACATGTTCCATAAACTCACCCAAAGTTGTACCGTACTCGAAAGTATCCTCTGGGTTCTCGCATATGTCGGCGGCTCCCCAAGCCCACACGCGGCAATCCTCTGCGTAGGTGTTCGTCTCGAAGTCGGCGCAATACTCGCGCATTGCCTACTTCTTGTCTTTTGCGGCGTTGTTCTGCGAGAACCTGTCGACAAGGCCGATCATATAGCGGCTGCTCTCGTCCTGCGCAGCTGCCAGACCGCGCTCGCGCGAATGGCCCTGCGCAGTAAAATAATCTTGGTAAGGAAAGTCGGTCATGCGGACGTTGAAATCGGTAAGGGTTATCATTTCTAGAAATTCTTTAGCGCTCATGCGCCCGATCGCCTCGGCAAGCTCGCGCTGGTTGTTGTCTATAAGCATGTTGCGCGCCGCACGCCGCCAGCTCTCGCTCTTCTTAAGCGCTCTGCTCATCGAGGACGTCGCGCCCAGAAGCGTTTGCATTGCGCGGGCGATCTGCTTCGACGAGGTAAACGGCTCGGTTCGCTTCAACGGCGAGAGGTTGCGCGAGACGTAATGCTCGAAATCCCACTCGCTCATACTGGCCACGTCAACACCAGGCGCGCCGAACTGATAATAAGCTCCGCCCTTTACGATGTTGTCGAGCGTCCTCTTTCGCGTCTTGTTCACGCCCTCTACCATCGCGCCGAAGCGCTCTTGGGCTTTCGAGGAGATAAAGCGCCCGCCGCCCGTAGAGGTGTACTTGTTTTCGCGCTCGTTGAAGTCCTTGAGCTGGCGCAAAAGCTCGCCTTTTTCCCTCGTGCTCAGCTCTCCCTTGCGGTATCGCCCATACAACGTTGCCGAACCAGGCGCGCCGCCGCGGCTTGACTGCCAATCGGTTTTACGCGGGTCGATGGCGGCTAGCTCGCTCGCGCTTGCGCCTTTCTTCTTCAGGCGGTATACTTTGTTGCGCGTGCCATGCAAGGCTTTTCCGATTGCCTCGTCCAGGTTGCTACGCTTCTTTTTAGCCATGGCTCGCCCCTTTCTTCCTTGCGCCCGCCTGTCATCAAGGCGGGCGTTGTTTTTGATAGCCGTGTTACGTTCTCATATTCTAGCTCCTGCGCGGGAGATGAAAAAGGGGTTGACTCGCGCCAACCCCATGCACTAGACCAGCGCTAGACTACAGGACATCGAGGAACTTGAAGCGGCGTCCCTTAGCGGTGTTGGTCTCGCGGCAAACCACCGTGAGCGGCTCGGACCAGCCTTGCGGGTCTCCGAACATGCTCATGATGTTCATAGAAGAGCGGATAACCCCGCTCGAGGAAGACACATAGGCCGTGCCCGCGCTGTCGATGAGGTACACGCCCATGACCTGCTCAACGTCGCCGACCTCGGTTGTAACGGTAGTCGGAGAGAACACGAACGCGGTGATAGCGAGCGGCGTTTCCATGAAATCGCGGAGCAGCTTGCTTGCGTTCGTTGCCTTGTATAGAAGCTTCTGCCCTTCGAGGTTGTCAGTCGGGAAGGTGGTGAAGAAGCCTTCTTCGCGAACGCGCTGCACGATCCGCTCGGAGAAAGTCAACTCCTCGCTCTTCGCGATACCCTGCTCGGAATCCATCATCATGATTTCGTCAGCCATTTTAGTTTCCCTTCTTCTTACGGCTTGCTATTCGCTAACGGCCTTTTTGCCGCCGACTTCAAAATACGTTTCACCCGTGTGAGCGTCGCACACTGCGAGAAGCGGAACGCGGGCGCCGTTGCTAGCGTTGTCCGCTTCTTGCTCGGGTTCGGACTCGATCGTGCCCATTCGCTCGGCATGCTCCACGAACTCGTCCACGTCCATAACGTACGTGTCCGCGCTCGTTACGACGTTGCGCACTGTTAAAAGCGGGTTGCCCTTGTCTCGGCGCGCGATGTTGGCCATACGCGGGGCGGAAACCTGCCCGACGACCTCCATAGTGCCGAGGCGCTTGCCGTTCTCGTCGCACACCTCGGCGGTAGTGCGCTTGATTTTGCGCTTGATAATACGACTCATGATTATACCTCCTTCCTTTGCATACGCAGCTTATTGTAAATCGCTATAACGTCGCGATCGATTTCCTGGTAGCTCTTGCCTGCTAGCGCCTTAACCATCTCAAGCATGGCGCTATACCGGTCGGCGTAGCGCTCGTAGCGCCTAGGCTCTATAATCTCCGAGTTGAGCGCTTCGAAACGGCAGCGTGCAAGCTTGTATATTGCCTCCTGATAGCCGCTTGACCATTGTCCTTTCATCAACCGATATCCCTTTCCTTTTCGTAGCGCCTGGCAAGAGACCACGCGTCGGCTTCGATGTCGGTAATCATAACGCCTGTTACGATATTGAGCACGTCGACCCCACCGGCATATTTGCCGTAGTGCTCCAAGCACTTTTCGTGCTCGTAGTCGGGATTGAGCGCCAACTGGCAGCCGTCGGGATTTTCGGGGTGCCAGGAGCTGCATAGTTCTTCGGCGAGGTAGTCTATCACCTCGTTGTACAGTGCGCCGGGAATTGTTGCTTCGCTCATTTTCCTTCACCTTCCCACTACCGGCGATACTTCGAGTCGTAGGCTTCGCGAACATCGCGTTCCACCTCATCGAAATCCTTTCCACTCGCGATACCGAGAATGTTGGATCCAGCGGATAGCTTTCCAATATAAGCGGTGTACGTGGGCGTTCCGGCGGCAAGCACGGCCATGCGTATATAAAACACGAGTCGGTCGATAGCCTTATTGTAATTGTCAGCGTTCATTTCATTCCCTTTCTTCCCGTTCCCTTTCGGAGTGTTTATTATAGCAAGTTTTGCGCAAGATTTGCAAGCGCGAATTTTGCCTAATTTTGCAGGTGCGAATTTTGCGCGTGCGGCGCGCGGTGGGTTGCGCGGTGGTTGACCAGTTGGCGGTTGATCGTGTGCCGGTTGAGCGTGTGCCGGTTGAACGTGCGCTTTGTATTTGTGTTGTTTTTGTGTGGAATTATTTGTGTGTTGTTTGTGTGTGGAATTATTTGTGTGTTGTTTGTGTGTGGAATTATTTGTGTGTTGTTTGT